TGTATATGTTCTTCTAGTTCACGTGTCAATGTGTCACGTTCCTGTTCAAACTCTATACGCACAGCTTCCAAAGCTTCTGTGTCAACGGTAAACCCACGCTGATAAATACGTGCAAGGTGTACCGCCAGTTGATTAGTCAGTTTGATCGTTGCTTCCAGTGAGTTGCATTCCTCGTACTGTATCCGCAAACGGTCATACAATTGCTGAGTAGCATGTAGGTCAGCAGACAGGTAGTCAGATAACTCAGTGTGATCCATGTCACGCACAGACTTACCTGCCTTTAGCCACTCCTTGAGACTGTCCTGCTTCTTAGTGTCAAGGTCATACCTCTCAGCGCAAGCCTCAAGGGATAGTGGTTCTTTCTGTCCACGCTGTAGTACATACTCACCTAGCATCGTATCAAATATCTCACCCTCATAGGTAAAGCCTGACTCCCATAACCACATTAGATCGTGTGACGCATTGTGCATAATTAGAAGGGCGGCATCATCCAGTTTCTTTTGGACAATGTACCGCCCCTCTGTGGTAGGTTGTTGCTCTGAATGATCGAATGTTACAATGTCCTCGTGTCCAAGATCATCTAGCATACCCACCATAACCATTGTATTATCTGGCTCGAATGGATCAAGGTGTAGCTTGCCATTTCGTTTGGTCACAGTGTTTTCTATGTCGAGTGTCAGTTTCATTTACTCTCCTATAAATCATTAGGATGCCAATCATCCCAATCCTCGTCTATTATGTCATCGTTGTGTACGTTATACGCATCATCAAGGTCTTTGTCAAACTTTTTATTATGGGCATACAAACTTAGTGCATGTTCTGTCTCATCATAACTAAGCCCTAGTCTCTCCATTAGACTATATAACTTTGCCTTTAATTGTAATTCATGTGTCATGTAATGTGCCTCCTCTTAGCTTTGCATAGAACGCTCCCTCTGTGCTATTCAAAGAGGTTACTAAATCTAATAGTTGTTGGTACGATATGTAAATAATCTGATGTTCGTTTAGGTTAGGTTCAAACTGTCTTAAATAAACAGTGTCATCCTCACCTATCACCATCTCTACATCCTCAAATCTATCAGTCTCATCTAATGATGTAACTATTGAGGCGTCTTTTTCAAACTCGACTGTGTACATGTGTTAGCCTCCTCTCTTTCTTTGGCACGTTGTCGTTCTTCCTCTGTCATGTGCCGTATTTCTTTTGATATACCTTTCTTACGATCTATATGCCACTCCTGAACTGTGCCAGTGTTCCATTTGTCTGCTTCCATCTGTGCTTCCTCTCGTGTATAAAACAGAATAGGTGGATCATTTAAAGTAAATACATCCTTACCTGTAGCATAAAACCACTCATTAGTATCTATCTCAATCTGAACGTAGTACCTCATTAGAACATTGGGTTCATCAGGCTGAATCTCTCATACCATGATGCACCCTCCAATGCTAACCACATACCCACAGGAACACCCAGTATAAATATTACACATGTAAGAAACGCCCATCCTAATCCTTTAGTTGTACAGTACTGCTCACTCATGCTCATTACTCCTTAATGCTTTCCATGAATCTGGAAACAAATAACTCATCTCATTATCAATCTTATCTGCGACCTCACGTGTTTCTAATTGTGTGTCTTTTGTGCAACGCAGGTTACACATATCAACAAAGGCATCCATGCTACCTGACCAGTACCACTCTGTCATTAAGGATAACGGTAGTGTCATACGTGCTTGCTCTGGCGCAATGCCATCATCAATAAGTTTCTTATAGGTTTTACGATACCATACTGCGTTCTTAGCCAGTGTACTAATAGTTTTGTACCCCAATGTAATTTCACCTGCACTGCCCTGCTTCTTATCTTTGCTGCGCTTTCTCCATACGGTAGGCTCGTAGAACTCAGGCTCGTAGTCAACGTAACGTCTACTGACTTCATTCCAACGTAGGAACTTATGCTTTACTAACTGCCTAGCTACAAACACAGGAGCTTTAACACGAAAGCTTGCAAAGCAATGACCAAAAGGAGACAGATGTTTGTTACGTGCAAGGTACTGTATCAATACTTTATCACTGACTTTTAGTGTGTTGTCATCATCCCAATCACTCTGCTTGTTGAAGCTCACACGTGCAGCATTTACCACAGTAAGATCACTGCCCATTGTATCTATCAGTGTTACCTCAATCATTTATACTCTCCACTATCTGTATTGCTTCTTCATGTGTTAGTCTAAACCATTCACCATTATCGGGTTTATTCCAAGGCGGTTTTGTTTTAGTTGCAGCAAGCAAGTGTGCCTTTTGCTCTGCCTTATGTCTGTCCTCAAAGTATACTGAGTGTATCAATCTGTAGTTACGAAGAGGTGAACTTGTTTGATATCCTTTCAGTCTGTCTCTTGCATCAACAGCCATACCAATCTTGACCCACTCAGGCCATGCATCATTTGATATAACATATAGATGACCAGACCTTTCTTTGTCATATAAAGCTTTTACAAATGCACCCATGTCTTGAGTAGACATACCACTAAACATTTTATCAGAGATGTCTACCTCTATCATACTGTGTACCTCGCTGTTTTGTATTCCAATTCACAGTGAACAACGCCATGCCATCCACTCAGTTTATTCTTGACCACGTTTAGGTGACGTTGTGTATCCTCTTCATCCTGACCGTCAACCACTGGGTTCTTAGCAATCAATACCATAAGGTCTGCCTCTGCTGCCTTACCAGTACGTGAACCTTCCATCATACTCTGATTGAGTAGCACCTTGCCCTCTGCATCTGCTGATAGCTGAGACATATAAAAGATAGCACAGTTATGAGACTTGGCAATCTGTCGTGCATAGATAGCGTTAGCTTTCAGTGCCTCATCAGGTCTAGCAAAGCCACTAGTCCTTGCGAACTTATCACCCATGTCAAGTATTACAATGTCAGGCTTGTAAGATTTGCATACGGACTCAACCCATGCCATGTCACGATCACTCGCATCCTTTATCTTGATATGTTTCTTGACCGCCTCGTAAGCATCACGTGCTCTTGCAGGATTGTTCTTGACCTCTTGCATTGTCATACCTGTAGCTGCTGTAAGATATCTTGCACCAACACGGTGCGAGGCTTCTTCATTACACAGTATGACACACTTAGCACCCTGATGAGCAAACCCATTCGGACCTGCAATCAATGACGCATGGAAGGATGTTTTACCTGTGTTAGGTCTAGCACCCACCTCAATCAAGTGACCTGCATTGACACCCTCTACCTTACGTGTAAGGCTAGGTATGTTGAAAGACCACTGAGATTCAAGATCATTCATGTTGAGCAACGTATCAATCTCAATGTCATCCCACTCAATGTTTAGATCAGGGGTGAAGTCATCAGCATATTTCTCCAGTAGACTACGTAGTGGCTCAAGACTATTCTTATCACCATTAACATAGTCAAAGCCAAGGTTGGCAATGTCCTCACCTACTACCTGTTGGAACAGCTTAGACAGCACCTCTTGTGCTACGTCACCACCCATAGGTGACTCTTTCTTTACCTGATTGAACAGTGAACTATAAGCCTGTTTCTGTGCCGTAGTAAGTGTTGGATTGTTAGACATGAACAGTGCCTCAATCTCGTCTGGTGTAACAGTGCGTTCATAACGATCCATAGCCCTGTCAATAGACTGCTTGATCTTACGAACATCCTTACTGAATAATCTGTCTGGACATTTAGCACCACGATGGGAATCGTAGAACTCTTTGTCCATTAGACTTCTTATTAATGATAATTCCATTATGTATCTCCTAGTGTGTTTAAGTTTTCTATGTCGGTAGGATTACGATATTTCAGATCATCTGTCAAGCGTAATACTTTTATTCTGTTTGCGTAGCCACGTAATTCTTTTGCAAACTGTAGTGTCTTTGGTAAGGCATCGGGGTCTAACGCAACTACAATCGTATCGAACTGTGATAAGTACTTTTTATGTACCTCAGAGAGTGACGTACCCAACACTGCTACCCCGACATATACATCACCCTCTGAGCATCCAGAACCGCCTGTCGCACCTACAATAGCTGCACTCACACAGTCCTCAACGACTACTCCAGTTTTACCACATCCAAATATGTATGGCAAGGAGTTTTTTCCATATCTTTTCCATTTAGGTAACTTTTTTCCTAGTGATCTGCCCGTTGCATCCACCATGATGTTGTTATGTATCACAGGAAATACCACACGGTGCTCCCTTACATCATATAATAAACCTAAGTCACCTGCATCTATCTCCCACTGATCACAGAAGTCAGCGATAGATTTATGATCCTTAACAATCCATTCAGGTTTCTGAAATGGTACTGCCTCTGTCTCTTGCGCTGCACTACCCAGTGAGCTACGTATGTCATCAGTAGTCAGACGAACACGTGACCCACCAGATACTTTGCAACCTGCCTTGTAACAATTCCACATAAGCTGACCCATGTTGTTAGTGGCTGTAAATGTTTTGATACCACCACACACAGGACAATTGGTACGTTTAGTATCACCATTACTAATGTCCATATCACTTATATGTTGTTTTATATTAATCATGTATATCACTTTCAATGTTGCTCGTTACACTCGATTGTACATAAGTATCACGCTGTGTCAAGGCATTATTTGCAGAGTCATACGTATGTTTCATATATGGTCGCACAGAAGACACATGTGTGTGTCCTGTCACTGCCATAATCTGTGGCAATGGCACACCCTTGTCTACCATCTGTGTTACCCCAGTCCTACGTATGTCCATAAGGCGTAGTTCCTCTGACAGTTTAGCCAGTCGCATTACCTTACGTCCAACCTTGGATAGTCTCTCCATAGCATATGGCTCAAACTTACCACCATTAGGACGTGGATGAGGTACAACCCATTGCTGAAAACCAAAGTCAGCTTTCTGTTCTAACAGCATGTGATTTAAATTATCACTGATAGGTAAGAACACCTCTGCCCTACGCTTGCTCTGTTCCATAGTAAGCTGTTGCTTCTTCAGGTCAAGGCAATCCCATGTAAGATTACGCATGTCACCTAGCCTCTGACACCACTCGTATGCCATGTGTACAATCAACCCAATGTTCCTGTACTCAAAGTCGCTGTATGCCATGTCAAGAAACTTATTGACCTCACCATGTGTCCACACAACCTTACGCTGCTGTTGTTGCTTACGCTTGATCTTACCGAAAGGGTTCTGCTCTGCATGTTCCATCTGGATTGCATAGTTGAATACCCTACTGGCACAGGTAGCTGTATGGTTAGCAAAGCTCACACCACGTGACACCCACTCCTCATACGCAGCCTTGGCAATCTTAGATGTGACATCTCTGTACTTACGACAGCCAATTGTCTGATGTAGAATGGTCAGAAAATATCTGTAGTCTACCTTAGTTGAGTCACGTAACATATTGAAATCATTAGAAGAATAGTAAAAGTTAATTAGGTCAGTAACCTTGCCACTTGGCTTGATGTTCACAACCTTTGACTGTTCAACTCTCCATTCATCTATGTGTTTATTTAACTCTTTGGCAAGCTGTTTACTTACACGCAAGTCATCTCCTAACTCTTCACGTGACACGACACCTGCATTGACAAGTTTCTGTGGTGGGTTAAAGCGATACGATGTGTCACCCGAAAGTGACACTCGTTGCTGTACAAATCTAGGCAGTGCTACCATCAAGCAGCTTCCAGTTGTATAAAGCGTTGATCTGATACCCACTTAGATACCTCTTGCTCACGTGACCACATGCTGATTGCCTGTGTGTCATTGCCAGTGTTACGTAGGTTGAAACCGTTACGCTCATCTGCGTAGGA